TTTCTTATCTCTTAGATAATTGTGTATTTCTACTATTCTTTCACTCATTATATCAGCACTTGTACCCTGAATCAAGTAATTTACTCCTCTATATGCATAATCTTTAGGTACTTTATAAATTCTACCATATTTATTTTTTATCCATCCCTTTGATTCAATGGTCTTAACTACAGAATTAAAAAATTCCTTAGACCCCTTCATATTTTCTAGATATGTACGTTTATATCTAAAAGCCTCTGAAGGAGTAGTATTTAACTGCATAGCTAATTTATCTTTACCAATACCATATATAACTCCAAAAGTAATTGACTTAGCTAACTGACGATAGAACTTAAATTCAGGATTATCTTCATCCATATTAAAAGCTATCTTAGCCGCCTCTCCATGAAAATCTACATCATCTTGTTTCATTAGTTCGTTCATCTCAGGGTTATTTACATAATCCATAAATACTCTAACTTCCATTTGAGAGTAATCGTAAGCCATTAAAGTATAGTCTTTTCTCGGTACGAATAGATGTCTGATTGCTATTTGAGTTTTGTCCTTAACATCAAACTTATCTCCACCCAAAAAACTCCATGTGTCTAATACATCGTCTGTAAGAGTGACTGTAGTGTCTCCCCCTTTACTAGATATCAATGCAGCTATTCTACCTTTAACTTCCCCACGTTGCTCGTCAGTTAATTCTCTATCTGCTATATAAATAACATCTCTTGGAATATTCTGTAGATTGGGGTTACTAGATGATAGCCTACCTGTAACAGTTCCCCAGTTCTTAAATCCTGTATGTAATACGGGCATCTCTAAATAAGGCTCTATATAAGTAGAGTTGAACTTATTAAGTGTTCTATATTGTCTAATTAATCCTGCTAAAGGATGATTGACTTGAACAAGTACTGCTTCATTCCAAGCCTCTGCTCCTGTTGTTGTCTGAACAGGAGAATGAATATTCATCTTATTAAATATCTCTCCGATTTGTGACGGACTGCTAATATTAAACATAAAGTCTATCTTATCAAATCCTAATTCGTCTTTAGCCAAATCGTATATACGTTGCTCAAGTTTATTTAATCTTGATAAAATCTTTTTATTCACAGATTTAGCATAACTATTATCTATAGCTATACCTCTACTTTCCATATCATACAGTGCTTTACTTAATTTACATTGTAATCTTAATAAATCAGACATCTCAGCTCCTTTAATTTTAGCTAATCTGTCTATGTATAATCTTTTAGTACATTTTACATCTTCTATACAATAAGGACCTAACACATCTATAGGTGCTAAAGAATAATTATCCTTCCATCTAACATCATCAGTCTTATTACTCTTTAATATCTTATTAGTATCTATATCATATTGCCCAGCACTATCTCCATAATCTTTAATAGTGATATCTAGTAGACTTAACTTATTAACTGTAGTAGGTTCAGTCATTCTAACCATGACTAATACATCAATCATCTGCATATTGAGTACATCCATACCCTCTTTTTCTAAAAACTTGGCATCAAACTTTACATTGTATCCTACTAATATCTTGCAAGTCTTATTTAAGAATTGAATTAAATCATCTATATCAGAGATAGTTAAATTTTGCTCATCACTATGTCTAACAGGGAAATAATAAGTTGGTGCAGAATCATATATAGCATGATTAACTATTGGGGTAAGTCCTATACCACATAAAACTGTCCCTTCTGAATAAACGTCTAGACCATTAGTTTCCACGTCTATTATCCAAGTGTGTATATTACCATACTCTTGATTTAAGTTATCAAGAACTGATTTAAAATTATCTTTATTTACTATTACTGCTTCCATGATTCTAAAATCCTCCCAAGCTGAGTCAAACTTGGGAGGTATTATTGAGAGGAGGTTCCTAGAAAGGCATCTCTACATCATCAGATTTTTCATCTGCTGTAGATACTGCATCTTTAGGTGTTGTAGTTTCAGTATTGTTAGTTTGAGGTGTGTATTTCTTACCATATCTACCAGCGAAATACTCATCAAGAGGTGTTAATTCTGACATTTCCTTAATTTTATCTTCAGGAATTTCGATAGTTTTATCTGAAACTGCTGTGATAGTATAGGTAGTATCAGTACTTAGACCATTTCTTTTAATTCTAAGTACACCTTTATCAAGTCCTTGCCAATCATTGTAAATGTCAACAAGTTCATTCCATAGATATCTACCTCTACCAAAACTTAAAGTAATAATCTTAAAGTCATTGATAGGCTCTACAAACATAGTCTTACCTGAAGGCATAGATTTTTCTTCCCAATCTAAGTCTCCAGCTAAACCTGTCTTTGGTTTTTCAGGGTGTATTACTTCTGATACATACGCCCATAAAGCAAACTTTCTAGATGGGATACTTCCCTCTGGAACTTCATCTGCAGGTCCATCTTCAGTATGAAGTACAGATTGCCATCTTCCATCTTCACGGAATGTGTGCAGTCTGATTTCTGCTAGACAGGGGTCTTCAGGAGTCCCTGTTGCTATTGATTTAATGAACGCTTGGTCACCATCTTGTTTTAAAAACAGTTCCTTGTATACGCTATTGTTTGACTGAGAATTTCTATTTTGTTGATAACTCTCATATCTTTGTTGTATATCGGCTATTCCTGCCATATTTTTCTCCTTTACCAGATTCTCCGGTTTTCTATTGTTTCTTTTATTATATCACAGTTTTTTACTTCTTGCACATCTTTATATTGTTTAGGAAGCTTTAGATAAGATATATTAACACGATTAGATAATCTTGTCAATATATAATCTCTACCTTTTTTTCCTGCTTCATCATTATCTAAACATAAGATTATTTCTTTTGAAGGTAAGTCTAGGATTAAATCTTCCTGTACTTTAGACATTTGCATTCCTAATAATGCAACTGCTTGGTACCCTAACTGATTTAGCCACATAGCATCTAATGCACCTTCTGTTATACACACAGCATTAGATGTATCAACTAAATGTTGTCCGAATAGTATTTGAGATTTCTTAAAACCTTTAGCATATACATATTTAGGGATACCAAATTCTCTTCTAATAACCCACCCCACTAATTTAGAATCTTTATCATGTGCTGGAATCACTAATCCATTTGTTGATGTAATCCCACACCCCCATTTATTTAAAGTAAACTTAGTAAAGCCTCTATCAAATATCCATTTAGGCACCATATATTGTTTAAATGGAAATTCTTTTTCTTCTAACGGAGGTAATCCCAAAGGTGCAGGTTCCTTTATCTGAAATATATTTTCAGTGTTACCTGATGAATTATCAGCTATAAATTTATTAATAGCAGATGCACTCCATCCAGTTTTAGTTCTAATAAAACTTTTTAAACTACCTTGTCCACACCCTGCAAAACATATCCATACACCCTTCTCAGTATTTATAGCTAAAGAAGGTTTATCGTCAACGTGGAAAGGACACTCAATATTAAATTGCTCTGTACCTAGAGGCACATCTACATCAATTTTATTTAAGATTTCAGTCCAATCTATCATACTTAGTCTTTGTTGGTTTGATTCTGTATATAATGTCATTCTTTACCTGTCTATATCCCTCTGGAAATGTTGTTCCACACTTAATACATGATGGGTCGTCTTTTATTATTCCCAATATTTTAACTCTTGCTGAACCATCCGATTTTAACAAAGGTACTCTTACTGTCAGTCCCGATTCAAGCTTACCATTAGAAGTGCATTTAGCACATTTTAAATCTAGAAAAGTCCTATCTTTATATTTATGTATTAGTTTGTTCAATGTGTCCATTGTTAACCCTCCATATAAATTCAAAATCATTAAATGGTAAATCTCCATCTCTATATTTTTGAAACTGTATCTGTCGTTTATCTTGAATTGGCATATCAAGGTCATCTTTCATCATAGACATTGATACTGCCACATCTGATGCTCTTATCAATGCATCTCCAAATGCAACTTGATTAGGAGCAGGTGGTACATACATATCAGCAGCATCTCTTGTTGCTTGCGTAGATGCCATTACTGCAGTATTAGTTGATAGAGCTAGGTTCTTTAATCCGTAGAATAAAGAATGTGATTGTTCCCATGCAGCTCTTTTGGAATCTTGAGTAGATACTAAGTAAACCCCATCTATTATTAGTAGGTCAGGAGAATACTTTCTAACCAAATTAGTAATACTAGGTAAAGATATGCTATCTTCTCCACTAATATGGTCACATATCAATAAGTTCCTAGAATCACTATCTCTTAAAAAGCGTTTATATTCTTTTTCATCTATTTCATTACCATTTCTTAAAGCAGAATGAGATAGATTAAACCCTTTCATATGTCCTAATATTACATCCATCCGTAAGTTAATAGATGATTGAGTCATTTCTGTAGATACTAGTAGTGTCTTAAAACCTTTTTCTACTGCTATCGCTGCTATCTTACAACATAACCAAGTCTTACCTACAGTTGGTCTGGCATATGCAGTAATTAAATCTCCGGGTTGCCATCCCATACCTGTAGAGTTAATAACATTAAAAGGGGTAGGTATACCAATCATACCATCCCCTAACTCTCTTTTATTATTTTTATCTTTCCACTGTTCAAATCTATCTAGTTCTCCACAATCATACTGAACTACATCTGCATCGTGCAGAATTTCTACATCATGTAACCCTTCCATAATTAAAGCTAAAGCCTTTTTAGGATTCTGTTGTAAAATAGGTTTGTTTTCAGAGAAAGCTGAAATAATATGTCGGAACATTACTTGTTTTTTAAATTCAGCTAAAGCATACTGAAAGTTAGTATCTTGTGCATCTGTAGAAAGATGAGGGAACTTCTCTATTAATACTTGATTAGTAGGGAATTCTGTATACTCATCTAGATACTCCTGTATAAACTTATATGTTTCCCCATGTTGTGCGAAGTCTTTAACAGGATGAGTAAACGCCTTAAAGTTTTGTGACTCACATAACCCAAATATAAGTCCCGACTCTATAAAATTAAAATTTTCCAATTATTCTCCTTCTTTATACTTATTCCTCAAAGATTTCTTGACTTTATATATTGAAGTATTAGTCAAATTATCTTGTATGTGCTCCATAGTATAATTTTTATACTTCATTGTCAAGAATTCTTTTTCGCTATTTTCTAAGCCTAAAGAATTCAAAAAGTGGTCTAGTCTAACTTCGTCAATTAGATTATCATCACTTGGTAATAAGTCTTTTAATGTAAAATCGTCATTATCTGAGTAATCAGATGAGTTATTTCTATCCATACTAACAGTAGGTACCTTTTTAGTAGACTTGGTATGTAGTGTTCTAAGGGTGTTTACCATAGCAGTATGTAAATAAGTGTGGAATGATGCATTTCTATTGGGGTCATACTTTTTCGCAGCTCTAATTATAGTTAATCTTAGCTCTTGTACTAAATCTTCCTTTTCCCAACCTTCAATGTAAGCATTTTGCAACATTTTGTGGATTTTAGGCTCCCATTTTTCAATAAGTTCATCATTTACCTGCATTATATTTTCTATATTCTCCATAACACTTATATGTACAATAAATATTCTTTAATTTATTCTTAATCCTTATCTTAACTATACTTTTTCGTCTATAAAAAGGAACTTTACACCAAGAGCATGTTAATCTCATAAATCTAGACTTAAAGGTACACTCTCCTTTATGTATTCTACCCTTATCAGTGCATATATCCCCACATACTTTACAGTATACCACATTTTTAGGTTTAGGTACGTTGGTTTGTAGGTTATTTTTCTTTAATATATTGTGAACATATATACGAGTTACTCCGATTTTTCTACCTATTTCTGCTGAAGACATAAAAGGATGCTTATTTCGCAACCTAATAATCTTATTTTTAGCTTTCATTTAGAAATCGTTTAGTGATGCGTTTCGTCTTTCGTGTTCTTTTACCCATTTGGTAACTAGAGTTTTAAATCTATCCGAAAGGTAGTCCGCATCTACTGCTACACTTGAATCTTGTATAGGTTTTATAGTAGATGTAGCTGCTACTATTCTTGTCCATTGAGCATCTGTGAATGATATTGTTACGTCTGGCATTTTAGCCTCCTTCTAAGCTAGCTATTCTAGCATCTAGTTCTTTTATTGCCGCAACTAAATGCGGTACTAATGAATCAGTATTTATAAATTTTAAGTCTTCATAAACAGCAGTTTCCCCACTTTCTACAGTATCCCCTGTTCTATAACTATTATCTGCTTTTTGAATTAACTTTATATCTGTTGTATCAACAAAGTCAGCAAAAGTGGATTCATAATCACTTGCTACAAATCCATGTAAAGCATAAGATTCCCCATTTGTTGCATTTTTCCATGAATCTTTCCATTTATATGAAATAGGGTCTAAAGTTTTTAATGTAGTAGTGGCATTTGTAATTGATGCTATATCTTGTTTCAGTCTATCATCTGAAGTTGATGTCCATACTGTACCTGCAGTTGTCTTAGCCGCACTTCCATTAACTATGAAGTTATAGGTAGCATTAAAAGCTCCTGCCATACCTACAGATACACTACCTCCAGCCTCTCTAAATTCTGCTGCAACTTCAGCCCCAGCAACAATTCTCATGAGGTCAGCGGATGGATTGGTTATATAAGTATTAGTATCATTAGAAAATGCATAAGCTCCTCCAAACCCATCATAATCTCCTAGATAAATACTACCGTGTCCACCACCATCTTGTGTAAGTGTAGCATTAATAGCGTTGTTAGTATATATATCTATTCTATTTGCTGATGGATTTGTAATATATGTATCACTGTCATTAAGAAAAGTATATCCCCCACCAAAACTATCACCATCCCCAGCAAAATAATATTGACCTGAAATTACAGCTTGTATATCTCCATTTGCAGTAATTCCAATATCATCTTCACCGTATCTATAAAAACCTGTGCCTACGTCATCAACAAATTGTATTGACGGTGCTGCTGCTGTCCCTGCTCCAGCCTCAAAATAATATGAATTTACTAGGTTAAGTGCCCGCTTAGCTCTAGTACCAGACCCATCTGTAACACTACCCGGAATAGTACCTATTTGAACCCAAGGTGTATTTTCTCCAGTACCATCTTGAGTACTATGTGCTGGGAATAGATGCATCACAAATACACCCCCACTATCACTAGTATTCGTAAGAGACAGAGCGGCTCCACCTGTAGCAATACCTAATTGACTATTTCCTGACCTATAAATCCCCATATCAGTTTCTTCTATAAATGAATATGAAGGAGCTGTTGGATAGTTATTAGCAGTGCTACCACTAAAAGAAGTAGATGTAGCATAAGCTAGATTTTTATCTCCGTAAATCTTAGCCCAATATTTAGTAGAAGTTCCAAGTTCATTTGTATTTACATAAGGTCTAATAATCGCTGCCCCCGGACCTCCTAGTACCATTGTATTTGCAGATTGAGGCATATATAATTTAACATGTTGACTAGCTGTAGCAGATACAGCAATTCTTAATCTATCGCTACTACCATCATTCCAAGTAGCATTTGCGGTGGCTACCGGTTAATC